TTAGTACACAAGTTTTTCTAATTTTTGCTCTAACTCTCTGTCCATTTTCTCTGTTACATGTGTATACACCTTTATAGTCGTTTTTTCATCTGTATGTCCTACTCTTTTCATAATTGCTTTTAACGATATATTCATTTCCGCCAATAAACTTATGTGTGTATGCCTTAGTGTGTGAGTAGTAACTTTTTTATTTATATTTAATGATTCTGCAGCTGAGGACAATCGTTTGTTTATCCTACTGCCTTGCATAGGATTTCCTTGGCAAGTTGTGAATATAAACCCTCTATCAACATAGCTTGGTTCCCATTGTTGCATCTTTTTATTTTCTAACATTATTTTTTTCAATACATTTGCTATCCTTGAATTGATGGCGATTTTTCTTCTTGAACCTGCGGTCTTAGTAGTATCTTTGTGACCAAATCCAGCATTACATTTGATTCTGTGAATAGTACCGTTAATATCGATCGTCTTATTTTTGAGGTCTACATCTTTAACTTGGAGCGCTAATAACTCACCTATGCGCATACCTGTTAAAGCTTGAACTTCAACAGCCCCAGCAACTAAAATACGAGCTCTATACTGCATGTTATTATCGTTCAGTATAAAATCGCGTATCTGTATTACCTGTTCCATCTCTAAATAGTTATACATTTTCGCTTCTTCTTTTTCTATATCTTCTATCGTCTTACTCTTCTTTGGTAGTGTGACGCTATTTAATATGTGTTCGTTTGGATAATTGTAAAATTTAACGGCGTATTTAATAGCTTCTTTCATATGTCCAAGTTGACGCTTTACCTGATTTTCAGAATATATGTTTGATAATTCGTTAATAAATGTTTGCATGTACTTTGTATCAATTTTGTTTAAAAGTAAATTTTGAGAACTGTTCTTTTTGATGTTTTTGATTCTTGTTTTCAAATTATCAAGCGTCGTTACTTTAAAGCCAGATGTTTTTATATGATATTCAAGCCATTCATCTAATAGCGCGTGAAAAGTCAAAGTTTTTAATTCGCTTGACGACTTGTTGTTCAGTTTTTCTTTTATTTTTTCTTCTAAACGAAACATTGCTTCTTTTTGAGATTGTTTTGTATTCTTGTTCAACACAACACTTACGCGCTTCCATTTATCTGTGTATGGATCTTTGTACTTCTCGTAATATCTGTATTTAGTTTCGTTATTTTTGTTTTTAAATTTTTCAATCCACATGTTTATACCTCCTGTAGGAACGTACGTTCTGTAAATTTGTAAAAAATAATAAGGGTAGGTGGGCTACCCAAAATTTAGTACTAGGTACTAAATATGTTATAATAAAATAAAAAGTAGGTGATAAGATGACTCAATTTCTAGGGGCGCTTCTTCTTACAGGAGTTTTAGGTTACATACCATATAAATATCTAACAATGATAGGTTTAGTTAGTGAAAAAAACAAGGTTATCAATACTCCTGTATTATTGATTTTTTCTATTGAAACATGTTTGATATGGTTTTATAGTTTTATAATTTTTAATAATGTTGATTTAAAAAATTTGAATTTAATTCAGTTGCTTACAGGTCTAAAAGCAAATATTTTGTTTCTATTTATTTTTGTTTTAACAGTGTTTGTATTTAATCCTTTAATTGTTAAATTTATTATCTGGTTAATTAATATAACCAGAAAGTTTATGAAATTGGATTGTATAAGCTTATTAGACAAAAGAGACAAGTTGTTTAATAACAACGGTAAACCAGTATTTATAGTTATTAAAGACTTTGAAAACAGAATCATTGAAGAGGGTGAACTTAAAACCTATAATTCAGCTGGTAGCGATTTCGATTTACTAGAGGTTGAGCGACAAGATTTCAAAGTATCTGATTTACCGTCAAACGATGAATTGTATATTAAACATACACTTGTAGACCTTAAACAACAAATTAAATTGGATTTATATTTAATGAATGAATATTAATCTTTTTTCTTAGCTTTTTCTGATAAAGTGCTTTTTAAGTTTTCGCTGGCACCCGGCTTTTCAAAACTTTTGTTTAATGGGTTACTACGGGTAGCTTCTTGTTTTTTGTTTTTATCTACCATAAAATTCTCACCACCATTCAACGTCTACACTAGTAGGCGTTTTTTGATTTTTATATTAAAGGGCTATAAAAAGCTGTTAATACTTCAATTCTTTAATCCACATATATTTAAAAGTGAGGTAGTAGGTAATAAATATAAGACTTAAAGTTAAGATTGCTTTTTTCATGTCAATTTCTCCTTTGTTTATATTTATATTAAATCACTAAATAGACGTTATTAATCACAATACAATTAATTGATTGTAAGATACTTAGTCGTATAATTCTATATACCTATTAGTAAATTCTTCTGCTGTTATTTCTCCATTTTCTTTTTGTTGTTGAAGTTTAGAAGCTTCTTTTTGAATTGCATCGTATTTTTCACGAGAATACCCATATTTTTCCATCTCTTTATAATTAGCTTCGTTTATTTGTTCTTGTTGCTGAGGTGGGACACAACCACCAACTGTGCATTGTGTACCATCAGGTTTTGTGTAACCTATAACGTCACCTGCGCCTTGTGCTTGGTACCAAGTATTACCATCTGCATCTACCATGCCGTTAACATTGTGACCATTTTTTACTCTTTGTGATATTTCGTCTTTAGTTAAAGGTCTATTGGTTTGTTGATCGTTGTTAACGTTTGTGTTGTTCTCGTTGTTTACTTGATTATTGTTATCGTTTTGATTAGCATTTTCTTTTTTCGCTTCTGCTTTTTCTTTAGTTTCTTTCTTTTTATCTTTGTTATCTTTCTTTGTTTCAGTTTTTTTGCTTTCCTCTTTCTTATCGCCGTCGTGGCTACCACAAGCGCCTAAAACTAACGCACTCGCTAATGTTAAACCTAATAATCTTTTCATTTTAATTTCTCCTTTGTTTATATTTCTTTATATTTAAAAACTCTCAATGGCTCAAATGTAATTGAGTATTCGCCGTAGTGAGTCCCAATACCATATATCTTTTTATATTGTTCTATTGCTTCTAATATGTATTCTTCACTCAATTGCAGATACTCAGACAACTCATACAAGTTACGTACACCATAATTGTAAGCTTCCACAATTTCGCGTAACGGGACTGCTGAGATAAAGCCGTGTCGCCTTGCGTAATTTTCGAACTTGCGATTGTTGAATTTCGAGTAATCGGCTATATCACCGTATGTAAGTTTATTATGTGCTAATTCTTCAAAGAGAATTCCTGCCTTTTCTCTATCTGATAAGCCACGCTTTATTAAAATTAAATCTCCTAACCATACCCCATCCAAATTATCTGGAAGCACATCAGCCTCTCTTATTTCAATATAATCATGTTGTATTAAAGTTTCTTCATATAATCCCATCTGATACATCCTTTACTTACGTTTGCTTCTTATATAATCTGCATAATCTAAAACTCTTTGCCATTCATCATCTGTCAATTCTCCTTCAAGGTGAGCTGCACGATGTTGTACTTCATCATCGTTTTCTTCAACCCACCCCATTAAATATGCAGGATTAACATTTAATGCAGTAGCTATACTTTCTATAGTATCGTTTTTTAAATTTTTGATATTTCCGCTTTCATAACGCTGTACAGTAGCTTCAGTTTTACCAATTTTTCTTCCTAGTTCGGCCAAAGTCATACCTTGTTTTTCTCTTGATTGTTTCATTCTTTTTGAAAAGCACATCGTAATACAGCTCCTTTTACTTGATAGTTCTATTATAAGGAAAACTTTCGGCATTTGCAATATTTTTCTAAAAAACTTTCGTAAAGTGCTTGACCTCTTTCGTAACATCATGATAAGATTACTTACGTAATACGAAAGGTGGTGAAAAGAAATGCCTATAGATGCTAAACTTTTGAAATCTAAAATGGCTTTGAAAGAACATAACATCAAAACCCTTTCTGAAGAAATTGGTGTTAATAGAGATACTTTATCTAATATGATTCACGGGAGAACGAAACCGTCGTACCCGGTAATAAATGGTATTTATTTTGCGTTAGAATTGACACCTCAAGAAGGAAGAGATATTTTTTTTAACGAAGACTTACGCAAAAAGAAAGTTTTAACTTAAGGAGGAAACTGAAATGCAAGCATTACAAATAGTAGAACAGAACGAAACACATTATGTAGACAGTAGAGAAGTTGCGGAAATGATAGGAAAGCGACACGACAATTTAGTAAGAGACATTAAAGGTTATATCAAGGTTTTAGAGGACTCCTCAAAATTGAGTAGTCATAATTTCTTTGAAGAAAGCACCTATGTTAATTCACAAAACAAAGTACAACCTTGTTACCTACTAACCAAAAAAGGTTGCGACATAGTAGCAAACAAGATGACAGGTAGTAAAGGCATTTTGTTTACTGCAACTTATGTTGATGCATTTCATAAAATGGATGAATACATTAAACAACAAGCACAGCTTAATGTACCACAAACACCAATGCAAGCATTAGAGATGATGTTCAAAGCACAAAAAGACCAAGAACAGTTTAACAAACAAATGCAACAAGAAATCACAGGCATTCGTCACATTGTCGGTATTGAAACGAAAAACTGGCGTAACGACACAAACAAAATGTTATCTGCGATTGCACAACATTTAGGTGGCGGAGCAATGCACCAGAAAGTTAAGTCTGAAGCATATAAAGCTTTAGAAGAAAAAGGACGCTGTAATTTAAAAATTCGTATGCAGAACCGCAAAGGCAAAATGCTAGCGAATGGTGCAACGAAAACCCAGATTAACAAGTTGTCAAAATTAGATGTGATTACTGATGAACCTAGATTGGTTGAGATATACATTTCAGTGATTAAGAGTATGGCGATTAAATACGGTGTAGATATTAGCCAATTTGAAATTTAAACAAACATCTTAAAAGGAGGAACAACAAATGTTACAAAAATTTAGAATCGCTAAAGAAAAAAGTAAATTAAAACTCAATTTACTAAAACATGCAAACAGTAATTTAGAAACAAGAAACAACCCTGAACTGTTGCGAGCAGTTGCAGAGTTGCTTAAAGAGATTAATCGATAAATTCTATGAATTCGATTTTAGCTGAAGCGATAGCTACTATTTTGTCTCCAACAAAAGTATATGAGCCATTAGTGAACAAGGAACTTTTAATTTTTTCTTTTGATATTTCAACAGTTCCGCGATGACCTGACTTTATCACTTTTTCTAAATTATCGATTTCAACAAATTTATCATTAGAAAGATATAAACAAGCTTTCATACTTATCACCTCCTTAGGTTGATAACAACATTATACACGAAAGGAGGAATAACAAATGAACATTCAAGAAGCAACTAAGATAGCTACAAAAAATCTTGTCTCTATGACACGGAAAGATTGGAAAGAAAGTCATCGAACTAAGATATTACCAACAAATGATAGTTTTTTACAATGCATCATTTCAAATAGCGATGGGACAAACCTTATCAGATATTGGCAACCTTCAGCCGATGACCTCATGGCAAATGATTGGGAAGTTATAAACCCAACTAGAGACCAGGAATTATTGAAGCAATTTTAGAAATGCTATCAATGATACTTTTTAAATTGTTTTTAAACTCATTTTCAAAGTAAACAACAGTCTTGTCTGAAATTGTTACATGATAAATAGTGTTACTAGCATACACGCCGTTTAGGAACCCAGAGTTTTTAAGTTTATTTAAATCGTATTTTACATCTTCGAAATGTAGTTTTTGAAAATACTTTGTATGTATATCTTTAGCACTTCCAAAATTATTGCAGGTTAATTTAACCGAACCTAACTTTACACATTCTAAATAATCTTTGTAGAGTACGGACAAGATATATTGTTGGTCTTTAGTAAGTGTATCAAATTCATCAGATATCAAGGGCATGTTATCACCTCCTTAGGTTGATAACAACATTATACACGAAAGGTGGAACAACAAATGAACAAAAAATCAGAAGGGTTAGACATCAGAATACCAAGGGTTTTCAGAAGAGATCACGCGCCAGTAGAATCTTTAACAGAAAATGAACGTCGACTAAGAAAGGAAATATTAGAAAGTATTAAAAAAGGTTATTACAGCTACTTAGAAATAAACAAAGTCTTCTATGCATTAGATAGAGAACTTCAATACAGAGCGAATAATAGCAAAATTTAACATTTATCGAAAGGAGTGATAGAGATGCCAAAAATCATAGTACCACCAACACCAGAAAACACATATAGAGGCGAAGAAAAATTTGTGAAAAAGTTATACGCAAAACCAACAGAAATTCATCAACTATTCGGAGTAAGTAGAAGTACAGTATACAACTGGTTGAAATATTATCACGAAGATGATTTAGGTATAAAAAACTTATGTATCATCTATTCTCCAGCTGGACAGTTAATTAATATTCCGAAGTTAGAAGCGTATTTAATTAAAAGGCAAGAGAAAATACTTTAAGGAGAGAATAAAATGAGTGACACATATAAAAGTTACCTAGTAGCAGTACTGTGCTTTACAGTCTTAGCAATTGTACTTATGCCGTTTCTATACTTCACTACTGCATGGTCAATTGCGGGATTCGCAAGTATCGCAACATTCATATTCTATAAAGAATACTTTTATGGAGAATAAAAAAACTGCTACTTGTTGGAGCAAGTAACAGTGCAAGATGAGCAATTGTCTTAAATAATTATATAAGGAGTTATTAATATGACCTTACAACAAAAAATACTATCACATTTTGCAACATATGACAATTTCAATCCTGATGATGTAGTTGAAGTTTTTGGAGTATCGAAAACACATGCAAAATCCACACTTTCGAGACTTAAGAAAAAAGGAAAGGTTGAAATGGAAAGTTGGGGAAAATGGCGTGTTATCGAAGCACAATTACATTTAACTGTCGTCGAACGTAAAAAAGAAATTTTAGAAGAGCAATTTGAATTGTTAGCAAGATTGAATGAACAAAGTGATGACCCTAGAGAAATAGAAGATCGTATCAAGTTAATGATTCGTCTAGCTAACCAATTTTAAGGAGGATTTAATCAATGGCAATATTAGAAGATATTTTTGAAGAATTAAAACTATTAAATAAGAATTTACGTGTGTTAAATACTGAACTATCAACTGTGGATTCATCAATCGTACAAGAGAAAGTTAAAGAAGCACCAATGCCAAAAGAAGAAACAGCTCAACTGGAAACAATTGAAGAAGTTAAGGAAACGTCTACTGATTTAACTAAAGATTATATTTTATCAGTAGGAAAAGAGTTCCTTAAAAAAGCAGATACTTCTGATAAGAAAGAATTTAGAAATAAACTTAACGAACTTGGTGCGGATAAGCTATCTACTATCAAAGAAGAACATTATGAAAAAATTGTTGATTTCATGGAAGCGAGAATTAATGCATGAAGCTAGATCACTCAAATAGAGCTCATGCAAAGCTAAGTGCAAGTGGTGCGAAACAATGGCTAAACTGCCCACCGAGTATTAAGGCAAGTGAAGGTATTGCAGATAAAAGTTCAGTTTTTGCTGAAGAAGGTACATTCGCCCATGAATTAAGTGAGTTATATTTCAGTCTTAAATATGAAGGCCTAACACAGTTTGAGTTTAATAAAGCTTTTCAAAATTATAAGCGAAATCAATATTACAGTGAAGAGTTGCGTGAATATGTTGAAGAGTATGTAGCTAATGTAGAAGAAAAATATAACGAAGCTTTGAGTAGGGATAATGATGTAATAGCTTTATTTGAAACAAAATTGGATTTAGGTAAATACGTCCCTGAATCTTTTGGTACTGGTGATGTCATTATATTTTCAGGTGGTGTACTTGAAATTATTGACCTTAAATACGGTAAAGGCATTGAAGTTTCAGCTATAGATAATCCTCAACTTAGATTATATGGCTTGGGCGCATATGAACTGCTTAGTTTAATGTATGACATTCATACAGTTCGCATGACTATCATACAACCACGAATAGATAACTTTTCTACTGAAGAGTTACCAATATCAAGATTACTTCAATGGGGAACCGATTTTGTTAAACCATTAGCCAGACTTGCTTATAACGGTGAAGGTGAGTTTAAAGCAGGTAGTCATTGTAGATTCTGTAAGATAAAGCATTCATGTAGAACACGTGCAGAATACATGCAAAATGTGCCTCAAAAGCCACCACATTTGTTAAGTGATGAAGAGATTGCAGAACTTTTATATAAACTGCCTGATATCAAAAAATGGGCTGATGAAGTAGAACATTATGCGCTAGATCAAGCGAAAGAAAATGATAAAAACTATCCTGGTTGGAAGCTTGTAGAAGGTCGTTCGCGAAGAATGATAACTGATACAAAAGCAACGCTTGAAAAGTTAGTTGAAGCGGGTTATAAACCTGAAGATATTACAGAAACCAAGTTACTTAGCATTACGAAATTAGAAAAATTAATTGGTAAAAAAGCATTTTCTAAAATTACAGAGGGCTTTATAGAAAAGCCACAAGGTAAATTAACACTTGCTACCGAGTCTGATAAACGACCAGCTATAAAGCAATCTGCTGAAGATGATTTTGACAAACTATAAAAATTAAAAAGGACGGTATATAAACATGAAAGCAAAAGTATTAAATAAAACTAAAGTGATTACAGGAAAAGTAAGAGCATCATATGCACATATTTTTGAACCTCACAGTATGCAAGAAGGGCAAGAAGCAAAGTATTCAATCAGTTTAATCATTCCTAAATCAGATACAAGTACGATAAAAGCCATTGAACAAGCTATAGAAGCTGCTAAAGAAGAAGGAAAAGTTAGTAAGTTTGGAGGCAAAGTTCCTGCAAATCTGAAACTTCCATTACGTGATGGAGATACTGAAAGAGAAGATGATGTGAATTATCAAGACGCTTATTTTATTAACGCATCAAGCAAACAAGCACCTGGTATTATTGACCAAAACAAAATTAGATTAACGGATTCTGGAACTGTTGTAAGTGGTGATTATATTAGAGCTTCAATTAATCTATTTCCTTTCAACACAAATGGTAATAAGGGTATCGCAGTTGGATTGAACAACATTCAACTTGTAGAAAAAGGCGAACCTCTTGGCGGTGCAAGTGCAGCAGAAGATGATTTCGATGAATTAGACACTGATGATGAGGATTTCTTATAAGTCAATAGGTGGGGTTTTAGCCCCACTTTAATTTTAAAGAAATTGAGGTGTCAAGAATTTGAGATTTATGAATATAGATATTGAAACATATAGCAGTAATGATATTTCGAAATGTGGTGCCTATAAATACACAGAAGCTGAAGATTTCGAAATTTTAATTATAGCTTATTCAATAGATGGTGGAGCGATTAGTGCGATTGACATGACTAAAGTAGATAATGAGCCTTTCCACGCTGATTTTGAGACGTTTAAAATTGCTCTTTTTGATCCTGCTGTAAAAAAGTATGCATTCAATGCTAATTTCGAAAGAACTTGTCTTGCTAAACATTTTAATAAACAGATGCCACCTGAAGAATGGATTTGCACAATGGTTAATTCAATGCGTATTGGCTTACCTGCTTCGCTTGATAAAGTTGGAGAAGTTTTAAGACTACAAAACCAAAAAGATAAAGCAGGTAAAAATTTAATTCGTTATTTCTCTATACCTTGTAAACCAACAAAAGTTAATGGAGGAAGAACAAGAAACTTGCCTGAACATGATCTTGAAAAATGGCAACAATTTATAGATTACTGTATTCGAGATGTAGAAGTAGAAATGACGATTGCTCATAAAATTAAAGACTTTCCAGTAACTGCAATTGAACAAGCATATTGGGTTTTTGACCAACATATAAACGACAGAGGTATTAAGCTTTCTAAATCATTGATGTTAGGAGCTAATGTGCTCGATAAGCAGAGTAAAGAAGAATTGCTTAATCAAGCTAAACATATAACAGGTTTAGAAAATCCTAATAGTCCTACACAATTATTGGCTTGGTTAAAGGATGACCAAGGATTAGATATACCTAATTTACAAAAGAAAACGGTTCAGGAGTACTTAAAAGAAGCAACAGGAAAAGCTAAAAAAATGCTAGAAATTAGATTGCAAATGTCTAAAACCAGTGTGAAAAAATACAACAAAATGCATGACATGATGTGCAGTGATGAACGGGTAAGAGGTCTGTTTCAATTTTACGGTGCCGGTACTGGAAGATGGGCAGGTAGAGGTGTACAACTTCAGAATTTAACAAAGCATTATATTTCAGATACTGAATTAGAAATAGCAAGAGATCTTATTAAAGAACAACGTTTTGACGATTTAGATTTATTACTCAATGTTCATCCTCAAGACTTATTAAGTCAATTAGTTAGGACGACATTTACTGCTGAAGAAGGTAATGAACTAGCAGTAAGTGATTTTTCTGCAATAGAGGCAAGAGTCATAGCATGGTATGCAAAAGAACAATGGCGTTTAGATGTGTTCAACACACACGGAAAGATATATGAAGCATCGGCTTCTCAAATGTTTAATGTCCCGTTAGAAAGCATAACTAAAGGCGACCCTCTCAGACAAAAAGGAAAAGTGTCCGAATTAGCTTTAGGTTATCAAGGTGGTGCTGGAGCTTTAAAAGCGATGGGGGCATTGGAAATGGGCATTGAAGAAAACGAGTTACAAGGTTTAGTTGATAGTTGGCGTAACGCAAATCCTAACATAGTTAATTTTTGGAAGGCTTGCCAAGAGGCTGCAATTAATACTGTGAAATCCCGAAAGACGCATCATACGCATGGACTTAGATTTTATATGAAAAAAGGTTTTCTAATGATTGAACTGCCTAGTGGAAGAGCTTTAGCTTATCCAAAAGCTTCAGTTGGTGAAAATAGTTGGGGTAGTCAAGTTGTTGAATTTATGGGCTTAGATCTTAACCGTAAATGGTCAAAGTTAAAAACGTATGGTGGGAAGTTAGTCGAGAATATTGTTCAAGCAACTGCAAGGGATTTACTTGCGATTTCTATAGCTAGGCTTGAAGCATCAGGTTTTAAAATAGTTGGACATGTCCATGATGAAGTAATTGTAGAAATACCTAGAGGTTCAAATGGACTTAAGGAAATCGAAACTATCATGAATAAGCCTGTCGATTGGGCAAAAGGATTGAATTTGAATAGTGACGGATTTACTTCTCCGTTTTATATGAAGGATTAGGAGTGTGATTGAATGCAACATCAAGCTTATATCAATGCTTCTGTTGACATTAGAATTCCTACAGAAGTCGAAAGTGTTAATTACAATCAGATTGATAAAGAAAAAGAGAATTTGGCGGAGTATTTATTTAATAATCCAGGTGAACTATTAAAATATAACGTTATAAATATCAAGGTTTTAGATTTAGAGGTGGAATGATGGCTAGAAGAAAAGTTATAAGAGTGCGTATTAAAGGAAAACTAATGACATTGAGAGAAGTTTCAGAAAAATATCATATATCTCCAGAACTTCTTAGATATAGATACAAACATAAAATGCGCGGCGATGAATTATTGTGTGGAAGAAAGGACTCAAAATCTAAAGAAGAAGTTGAATATATGAAGAGTCAAATAAAAGATGAAGAAAAAGGGAGAGAAAAAATCAGAAAAAAAGCGATTTTGAACCGATACCAACGAAATGTGAGAGCGGAATATGAACAGGAAAGAAAGAGAAGATTAAGACCATGGCTTTATGATGGAACGCCACAAAAACATTCACGTGATCCGTACTGGTTCGATGTCACTTATAACCAAATGTTCAAGAAATGGAGTGAAGCATAATGAGCGTAATCAGTAACAGAAAAGTAGATATGAACGAAGCGCAAGACAATGTTAAGCAACCAGCGCACTACACATACGGCGACATTGAAATTATAGATTTTATCGAACAGGTTACGGCACAGTAGCCACCTCAACTAGCATTCGCAATAGGTAATGCAATCAAATACTTGTCTAGAGCACCGTTAAAGAATGGTCATGAGGATTTAGCAAAGGCGAAGTTTTACGTCCAAAGAGCTTTTGACTTGTGGGAGGGTTAACGATGGCAACCCAAAGACAAGTTGAATATGTGATGTCATTACAGGAGCAACTGGAATTAGAAGACTGCGAAAAATATACAGACGAACAAGTTAAAGCAATGAGTCATAAAGAAGTTAGCAAAGTGATTGAAAACTATAAGGCAAGCATAAGTAATGAAGAGCTATACGACGAATGCATGTCGTTTGGTCTGCCTAATTGTTAAAAGGAGTGATGACCATGACAGATAGCGCGCGTAAAGAATACCTAAATCAATTCTTTGGATCTAAGAGATATCTGTATCAGGATAACGAACGAGTGGCACATATCCATGTAGTAAACGGCACTTATTACTTTCACGGACATATCGTACCAGGTTGGCAAGGTGTGAAAAAGACATTTGATACAGCGGAAGAGCTTGAAACATATATAAAGCAAAGTGATTTGGAATACGAGGAACAGAAGCAACTAACTTTATTTTAGAGGAGGTTATGAAAGTGAACTATGAAACAGGGTTCCAAATAGGTGTAATGGAAGCTAGGTTGAAGAAGATGAGAAAACAACGAGATGAGTATAAGAAGCAACAAGATGAGCTTATCGTGGATATAGCGAAGTTACGAGAACGTAACAAAGAGTTGGAGAAGAAAGCAAGTGCATGGGATAGGTATTGCAAGAGCGTTGAAAAAGATTTAATAAACGAATTTGGCAACGATGATGAAAGAGTTAAATTTGGAATGGAATTAAACAATAAAATTTTTATGGAGGATGACACAAATGGATAACCGTGAACAAATAGAACAGTCCGTTATAAGTGCTAGTGCGTATAACGGTAATGACACAGAGGGATTGCTAAAAGAGATTGAGGACGTGTATAAGAAAGCACAAGCGTTTGATGAAATACTTGATGGAATGACAAATGCTATTCAACATTCAGTTAAAGAAGGTATTGAACTTGATGAAGCAATAGGGATTATGGTAAGTCAAGTTATCTATGAATACGAGGAGGAACAGGAGAATGAAAAAATTTAATGTTCAAATCACATACACTGGCATGATTCAAGAGACTATCGAGGCTGAAAGTTTAGAAGAAGCAGAATTTGAGGCTCATGATATTGCGAGAATGGAAGTGCCATTTGATTGTGATGAATATGAAATTAATGTAGAGGTGGAGCAGGAAAATGACTAACACATTACAAGTGAAACTATTATCAAAAGACGCTAGAATGCCCGAACGAAATCATAAGACGGATGCAGGTTATGACATATTCTCAGCTAAAACTGTCGTACTTGAGCCACAAGAAAAGGCAGTGATTAAAACAGATGTAGCTGTAAGCATACCAGAGGGCTATGTCGGACTATTAACTAGCCGTAGTGGTGTAAGTAGTAAAACACATTTAGTGATTGAAACGGGCAAGATAGACGCGGGATATCATGGCAATTTAGGGATTAATATCAAGAATGAAAATGAAACCTTAGAAAACTGGGTTACTTATAATTTTAGTCGAGATGTTGCTGGGATAGACGGAAAGTATGTCCTACCACCTGTAACAGATAAAATTTTATTTATGAATGGTAGTTATGTCATAAACAAAGGCGACAAACTAGCTCAATTGGTTATCGTGCCTATATGGACACCTGAACTAAAGCAAGTGGAGGAATTCGAGAGTGTTTCAGAACGTGGAGCAAAAGGCTTCGGAAGTAGCGGAGTGTAAAGACATCTTAGATCGAGTCAAGGAGGTTTTGGGGAAGTGACGCAATACTTAGTCACAACATTCAAAGATTCAACAGGACGCAAGCATACACACATAACTAAAGCTAAAAGCAATCAAAGGTTTACAGTTGTTGAGGCAGAGAGTAAAGAAGAAGCGAAAGAGAAGTACGAGGCACAAGTTAAAAGAGATGCAGTTATTAAAGTGGGTCAGCTATTTGAAAATATAAGGGAGTGTGGGAAATGACGGAGGTTAAAATTAAAACTATTTCAGATAGAGTTTATTACACAACAACAGATCTAGCTTCTGACGATTATATTAATCTTGTTATGAATCTAGTGATTGAGGATTTTCTTCCGGTCAAAGATGTGTTCAACAATGAAGTATGGGTTAAAAGAGATGAGATTGAATCATTTACATTTATTAAGGAGGCAAACGATGATTAATACACCTAAAATGAAATTACCAGAAAAGCACACCGAGGTATTTAAGACGTATAAAAATGGAACGCCAGAAGAAAAAGCTGAGATTGAAGGCTGTTTTATTAAAACTGTTAAAGATGAAGATAGTGAATTTTACAGCCCTATGTTAGCCAGTCTAAATGAACAACAGTTAAAGAGTATGTTGAGACAGGTACTTTTTTTGATTGATACAGGAGATGACAATGATGATTAAAAAACTTAAAAATATGGATGGGTTCGACATCTTTATTGCTGGAATACTGCGATTATTCGGCGTAATCGCACTGATGCTTGTTGTCATATCGCCTATATACACAGTGGCTAGTTACCAACACAAAGAAGTACATCAAGGAACTATTACAGATAAATATAACAAGAGACAAGATAAAGAAGACAAGTTCTATATTGTATTAGACAACAAACAAGTCATTGAAAATTCTGATTTATTATTCAAAAAGAAGTTTGATAGCGCAGACATACAAGCTAGGTTAAAAGTAGGCGACAAAGTAGAAGTTAAGACGATTGGATATAGAATACACTTTTTAAATTTATATCCGGTCTTATACGAAGTAAAGAAGGTAGATAAATAATGATTAAACAAATATTAAGACTATTATTCTTACTAGCGATGTATGAGCTAGGTAAGTATGTAACTGAGCAAGTATATATTATGATGACGGCTAATGATGATATAGAGGCGCCGAGTGATTTTGAAAAAATCAGAGCTGAAGTTTCATGGTAATAGCTATTATCATTTTTGAATTAATTATATTAATGTGTTTAGCAATAGCACTGGAGGTGTTGTAATTATGTGGATTGTCATTTCAATTGTTTTAGCTATATTTTTATTAATCTTGTTAAGTAGCATTTCTCATAAGATGAAAACCATAGAAGCATTGGAGTATATGAATGCTTATCTTTTCAAGCAGTTAGTAAAAAATAATGGTGTTGAAGGTTTAGAAGATTATGAAAATGAAGTTGAACGAATTAGAAAAAGATTCAAAAGCTAAAGAGAGGCGTTGGCTTCTCTGCTCTATCTAAAATAATGAAAGGAGCCGAACATGTTAGACAAAGTCACTCAAATAGAAACAATTAAATATGATCGTGATGTTTCATATTCTTATGCTGCTAGTCGTTTATCCACTCATTGGACTAATCACAACATGGCTTGGTCTGACTTTATGCAGAAGCTAGCACAAACAGTTAGAACTAAAGAAGATTTAACTGAGTACAATAAAATGTCTAAGTCTGAACAAGCAGATATAAAAGATGTTGGCGGATTTGTCGGCGGTTATTTAAAAGAAGGTAAACGACGTGCTGGTCAAGTCATGAATCGTTCAATGCTAACACTTGATATCGATTATGCTGCTCAAGATATGACTGACATATTATCTATGTTTTATGATTTTGCATATTGTTTATATTCAACACATAAGCATAGAGAGATAAGTCCAAGACTGCGTTTAGTGATTCCTTTAAAACGAAATGTAAATGCAGATGAGTATGAAGCTATTGGGCGTAAAGTCGCAGATATCGTTGGCATGGATTACTTCGATGATACAACTTATCAACCACATAGGTTAATGTATTGGCCTTCAACTAGTAACGATGCGGAATTTTTCTTTACCTATGAAGATTTACCTTTGTTAGACCCAGATAAAATATTAAATGAATATGTTGATTGGACTGACACATTAGAATGGCCAACGTCTTCAAGGGAAGAGAGTAAGACTAAAAGATTAGCAGATAAGCAAGGCGACCCAGAAGAAAAGCCGGGAATTGTTGGTGCATTTTGTAGAGCCTATACGATAGAAGAAGCTATAGAAACTTTTATTCCTGATTTATACGAAAAACATTCTACTAACCGTTATACCTATCATGAAGGTTCAACTGCAGGTGGATTGGTGTTATACGAAAATAACAAGTTTGCCTATTCTCATCATAATACGGATCCCGTAAGCGGTATGCTTGTGAACAGTTTTGATTTAGTACGCATACACTTATATGGTGCTCAAGATGATGACGCTAATACAGATACTCCGGTTAATCGACTACCTAGTTATAAAGCAATGCAGCAAAGAGCGCAAAATGATGAAGTTGTTAAAAAGCAATTAATTAACGACAAAATGTCTGATGCAATGCAGGATTTCGACGAAATAGAAAATAACGATGATGTATGGTCTGAGACGTTAGAAATTACTTCGAAAGGTACTTTCAAAGCTAGTATTCCAAATATAGAAATTATATTGCGTAATGATCCAAATTTAAAAGGAAAAATAGCATTTAATGAATTTACAAAACAAATTGAATGCTTAGGGAAAATGCCATGGAATAATAATTTTAAAATACGTCAATGGCAAGACGGTGATGATAGCAGTTTAAGAAGTTATATCGAAAAGATTTATGACATACACCATTCAGGCAAAACAAAAGATGCCATTATAAGCGTAGCAATGCAAAATGCCTATCATCCAGTAAGAGATTATCTAAATAAAATATCGTGGGATGGACATAGACGTCTTGAAAAGTTATTTATCAAATACTTAGGTGTTGAAGACACTGAAGTGAATAGAACAACTACCAAAAAGGCATTGACTGCTGGAATCGCTCGAGTAATGGAGCCTGGATGTAAATTTGACTATATGCTTACACTTTATGGTCCTCAAGGTGTAGGTAAATCTGCTTTGCTAAAAAAATTAGGTGGTGCATGGTTTTCTGACAGTTTAGTTTCTGTTACTGGTAAGGAAGCATATGAGGCATTACAAGGCGTTTGGCTAATGGAAATGGCAGAACTTGCAGCTACAAGAAAAGCTGAAGTTGAAGCTATTAAGCATTTCATATCTAAACAAGTTGACCGATTTCGTGTTGCTTATGGGCATTATATTGAAGATTTTCCAAGGCAATGTATTTTCATTGGTACAACTAATAAAGTTGATTTCTTAAGAGATGAAACTGGTGGAAGACGTTTTTGGCCAATGACTGTAAATCCAGAGAGAGTTGAAGTGAACTGGTCTAAACTAACCAAAGATGAGATTGACCAAATATGGGCAGAAGCTAAACACTATTATGAACAAGGAGAAGAGTTATTCCTTAACCCTGAACTAGAAGAAGAAATGCGTTCAATCCAAAGTAAACATACTGAGGAATCTCCATATACAGGTATTATCGATGAATATCTTAACACACCAATTCCTAGCAATTGGGAGGACTTAACTATCTTTGAACGAAGACGATTTTATCAAGGTGATGTTGATATGTTACCAACAGGAAATGTAGATTACGTTGAAAGAAATAAGGTCTGTGCGCTTGAAGTGTTTGTTGAATGTTTTGGTAAAGATAAGGGAGATAGTAGAGGATCTATGGAAATTAGAAAGATTTCAAACATCTTAAGACAATTAGACAATTGGTCTGTATATGATGGTAATAAAAGTGGGAAAATTCGATTCGGAAAAGATTATGGTGTACAGATAGCGTATGTAAGAGATGAAAGTTTAGAGGATTTAATATAAGAAATATTGAATAAATATACATTTTTAGATGTTGTATCAAATGTTGCATCATTTTTTGAGTGATGCAACACGGTGGTGTAAAAAGTAATCTTAGGTGTTGTATCATTTTTGGTGATGCAACATTGATGCAACAAATGATACAACACCTCTTTCCCTTCTCGCTGTAAGGTTCAACCCTGTTTGTTTCCAATGTTGCATCAAATTCACTATAAAGTTTAAAAAGTAGTGTTAGGGAGTAAAGAGGTATAGGGGTAACCCTCTAACAGCTATTTTTAAAAGTTTGGCAAGAATTGATGCAACATTGGAACATGAATATAAATTTTGTATACAAGGTGAATAAATGAAAGAGACGACATTAGAAAAATATTTAGTGAAAGAGATAACAAAGTTAAATGGTTTATGTTTAAAATGGGTTGCACCTGGAACAAGAGGTGTGCCAGATAGAATTATTATTATGCCAGAAGGAAAAACATATTTTGTAGAAATGAAGCAAGAAAAAGGTAAGTTGCATCCATTACAAAAATATGTGCATAGACAATTTGAAAACAGAGATCATAGAGTATATGTGTTATGGAATAAAGAACAAGTAAACACCTTTATCAGAATGGTAGGTGGAACATTTGGCGATTGACTTCAAACCACATAGCTATCAAAAGTATGCAATAGATAAAGTGATTGATAATGAAAAATACGGTTTGTTTCTTGATATGGGGTTAGGTAAAACAGTATCGACACTTACAGCATTTAGTGAATTGCAGTTGTTAGACACTGAAAAAATGTTAGTCATAGCACCTAAACAAGTTGCTAAAGATACATGGGTTGATGAGGTTGATAAGTGGAACCACTTAAATCATTTAAAAGTGTCTTTAGTCTTAGGAACACCTAAAGAAAGAAATGCTGCTTTAAACACAGAGGCTGATATCTATGTAACTAATAAAGAAAATACTAAATGGTTATGTGATCAATATAAAAAAGAATGGCCATTTGACATGGTTGTAATTGATGAACTGTCTACCTTTAAAAGTCCTAAGAGTCAAAGGTTTAAATCTATTAAAAAGAAATTACCACTCATTAATAGATTTATAGGATTAACAGGAACACCTAGCCCAAATAGTTTACAGGATTTATGGGCTCAAGTTTATTTGATAGACAGAGGCGAAAGACTTGAGTCTTCATTCAGTCGTTATAGAGAAAGGTACTTTAAACCAACTCATCAAGTAAGCGAATATATCTTTAACTGGGAGCTAAGAGACGGATCTGAAGAAAAAATATACGAACAAATAGAAGATATATGCTTAAGTATGAAAGCAAAAGATTATTTGAATATGCCTGAGAGAATCGATACTAAACAAACAGTAGTCTTATCTGATAAAGAACGTAAGTTATATGATGAGCTTGAAAAACATTACATTCTAGAGTCGGAAGAAGAAGGAACAGTTGTAGCTCAAAATGGGGCATCATTAAGTCAGAAACTACTTCAACTATCTAACGGTGCAGTTTATACAGATGATGGAGATGTAAGGGAAATACATGATAAGAAATTAGAGAAGTTAGAAGAAATTATTGAGGAATCACAAGGTCAACCAATACTATTGTTTTATAACTTCAAACACGATAAAGAAAGAATACTTGAAAGGTTTAAGGAAGCAACTACATTAGAGGATTCAAACTATAAAGAACGGTGGAATAGTGGCAACATTAAACTACTTATAGCACATCCAGCGAGTGCAGGACATGGATTAAACTTACAACAAGGTGGACACATCATTGTTTGGTTTGGACTTACATGGTCGTTGGAACTATATCAACAAGCAAATGCTAGATTGTATAGACAAGGACAAAATCATACAACTATTATTCATCATATTATGACCGATAATACGATAGATCAAAGAGTATATGAAGCTCTACAAAATAAAGAACTAACGCAAGAAGAATTGATGAAAGCTATTAAAGCAAGAATAGCTAACCATAAGTAATGGAGGTCTGAAATGGGGAACACAACATATGATATCAAGCCAGGAACATTTAAATATATTGAATCAGAAATATATAATTTAAATGAGAACAAGAAAGAGATAAAAAGATTAAGGATGGAAATACTTAATCCAACTAAGGAACAAGATTCCAATATTGTATATGGGCCATTACAAAAAGGTGAACCAGTTAGAACAACCGAACTAATGGCAACGAGATTATTAACTAATAAGATGTTACGAAACCTAGAAGAAATGGTTGAAGCGGTTGAAAGTGAATACTTAAAGTTGCCTGAAGATCATAAGAAAGTAATAAGGCTCAAGTATTGGAATAAAGAAAAGAAGTTAAAGATGGAACAGATAGGACATGAATGTCATATGCATCGTAATACTGTCACTACTATAAGAAAGAACTTTGTTAAAGCGGTAGCGTATCATGCAGGTATCAAATAACATTGTGCAAAGATTGTGCAAAAGCCCTACAAATCTGTAGTAATATGATAGTATCGGATAGATGTATAAAGTTATCTAAAAGTTATACGACACAAGTACATGAGGCACATCGCTAAGCGGTGTGTCTTTTGTTATGCAATCAAAGAGGTGTAAGAGATGACCAAGCATAATAACATCTATAAGCATGGCCGTAAGTCATATCAATACGATTGGTTCTATCATTCAAAAGCATGGAAGAAGTTAAGAGAGATTGCATTAGATAGAGATAATTATCTTTGTCAAATGTGTTTACGTGAAGATGTTGTAACAGATGCAAACCTAGTGCATCACATTATTTATGTTGATGAAGATTTTAACAAAGCTTTAGACTTGGATAATTTGATGTCTGTTTGTTATAGCTGTCATAACAAAATTCATGCAAACGATAATGATAAAAGCAATCTAAAAAAAATTAGAGTTCTAAAAATTTAAATAAAAAAATATAGCCCCCTGCCCATCGGCTTAAAATGTTTTTTCGCCGGGTACCGGCGGGGGCCCTTCGCTTGCAACGCGGATAAACTTTTATGAAAGGGGGTCTTTATATGAAATTAACAAAAAAACAGCTGAAAGAATATATAGAGGATTATAAAAAATCTGATGACATATTAATTAATTTGTATATAGAAACGTATGAATTTTATTGTCGGTTAAGAGATGAACTTAAAAATAGTGATTTGATGATAGAGCATACAAACAAGGCTGGTGCGAGCAATATTGTTAAGAATCCATTAAGCATAGAACTGACAAAAACAGTTCAAACACTAAATAACTTACTCAAGTCTATGGGTTTAACTGCAGCACAAAGAAAAAAGATAGTTCAAGAAGAAGGTGGATTCGGTGACTATTAAAGTTTTAAATGAACCTTCACCAAAACTATTAACAACATGGTATGCAGAGCAAGTCACTCAAGGGAAAATAAAAACAAGCAAATATGTTAAAAAAGAATGTGAGAGACACCTTAGATATCTAGAAAATGGAGGTAAATGGGTATTTGATGAAGAATTAGCGCACCGTCCTATTCGATTCATAGAAAAGTTTTGTAAACCTTCCAAAGGATCTAAACGTCAACTTGTATTACAACCATGGCAACATTTTATTATTGGCAGTTTGTTTGGTTGGGTTCATAAAGAAACAAAACTGCGCAGGTTTAAAGAAGCTTTGATATTTATGGGGCGAAAAAATGGTAAAACAACTACTATATCTGGTGTTGCTAACTATGCTGTTTCTCAAGATGGAGAAAACGGCGCTGAAATCCATCTTTTAGCAAACGTAATGAAACAAGCTAGAATATTATTCGATGAATCTAAGGCGATGATAAAAGCTAGCCCAAAGCTTGATAAAAATTTCAGAACATTAAGAGATGAAATCCATTATGACGCAACGATATCAAAAATTATGCCCCAAGCATCAGATAGCGATAAGTTAGATGGATTGAATACACACATGGGGATTTTTGATGAAATTCATGAATTTAAAGACTATAAATTGATTTCAGTTATAAAAAACTCAAGAGCTGCAAGGTTACAACCTCTTCTCATCTACATTACGACAGCAGGGTATCAATTAGATGGTCCACTTGTTGATATGGTAGAAGCGGGAAGAGACACCTTAGATCAAATCATAGAAGACGAAAGAACTTTTTATTATTTAGCATCTTTGGATGATGACGATGATATTAATGATTCGTCGAACTGGATAAAAGCAAATCCCAACTTAGGTGTCTCTATAAATTTAGATGAGATGAAAGAAGAGTGGGAAAAAGCTAAGAGAACACCAGCTGAACGTGGAGATTTTATAACCAAAAGGTTTAATATCTTTGCTAATAATGACGAGATGAGTTTTATTGATTACCCAACACTCCAAAAAAATAATGAAATTGTTTCTTTAGAAGAGCTGGAAGGCAGACCATGCACGATTGGTTATGATTTATCAGAAACAGAGGACTTTACAGCCGCGTGTGCTACTTTTGCGTTAGATAATGGTAAAGTTGCAGTTTTATCGCATTCATGGATTCCTAAGCACAAAGTTGAATATTCTAACGAAAAAATACCCTATAGAGAATGGGAAGAAGATGGCTTATTAACAGTGCAAGATAAGCCTTATATTGACTACCAAGATGTTTTAAATTGGATAATTAAGATGAATGAGCATTATGTAGTAGAAAAAATTACTTATGATAGAGCGAACGCATTCAAACTAAATCAAGAGTTAAAAAATTACGGGTTTGAAACGGAAGAAACAAGACAAGGAGCTTTGACCTTGAGCCCTGCATTGAAGGATTTAAAAGAAATGTTTTTAGATGGGAAAATAATATTTAATAATAATCCTTTAATGAAATGGTATATCAATAATGTTCAGTTGAAACTAGACAGAAACGGAAACTGGTTGCCGTCTAAGCAAAGCAGATATCGTAAAATAGATGGCTTTGCAGCATTTTTAAACACATATACAGATATTATGAATAAAGTTGTTTCTGACAAGGGTGAAGGAAACATAGAATTTATTAGTATTAAAGATATAATGCGTTAAGGAGGTGAATGTTATCGCAAAAGAGAATATTGTCACACGCATAAAGAAAAAATTGATAGACAATTGGATTGATCAGTCAGCTTCTAAGCTTTATGACTTTAGCCCATGGAAAAATAAATCTTTTTGGGGTGTAATCAATAATACGCTTGAAACTAATGAAACGATATTTTCAGCTATTACAAAGTTATCTAATTCGATGGCTAGTTTGCCCTTGAAAATGTATGAAGATTATAAAGTAGTTAATACAGAAGTATCTGATTTACTTACAGTGTCACCGAATAATTCTCTGAGCAGTTTTGATTTTATTAATCAAATTGAAACAATCAGAAATGAAAAAGGTAATGCATATGTGCTAATTGAACGAGACATCTATCATCAACCATCAAAGCTTTTCTTATTAAATCCAGATGTTGTTGAAATGTTAATTGAAAACCAATCACGTGAACTTTATTATTCCATTCATGCTGCAACTGGAAATAAATTGATTGTTCATAATATGGACATGTTGCATTTTAAACACATCGTGGCATCTAATATGGTGCAAGGCATTAGTCCGATTGATGTGTTGAAGAATACAACTGATTTTGATAATGCAGTAAGAACCTTTAATCTTACAGAAATGCAAAAACCTGATTCTTTCATGCTTAAATATGGTTCCAATGTAGGTAAAGAAAAAAGGCAGCAAGTGTTAGAAGATTTCAAACAGTACTATGAAGAAAACGGTGGAATATTATTCCAAGAGCCTGGTGTTGAAATCGAACCGTTACCTAAAAAATATGTCTCTGAAGATATAGTGGCAAGCGAGAATTTAACAAGAGAAAGAGTAGCTAACGTTTTTCAATTGCCCTCAGTATTCTTAAATGCAAGATCAAATACAAATTTCGCGAAAAATGAAGAGTTAAACAGATTTTACTTGCAGCATACCTTATTACCAATCGTCAAACAGTACGAAGAAGAATTTAATCGGAAACTACTTACTAAAACAGACAGAGAAAAAAATAGGTATTTTAAATTTAACGTTAAATCTTATTTAAGGGCTGATAGTGCAACACAAGCAGAAGTGTACTTTAAAGCAGTTCGTAGTGGTTACTACACTATAAATGACATTAGAGAGTGGGAAGATTTACCACCAGTTGAAGGTGGAGATAAGCCGCTAATAAGCGGTGATTTATACCCAATTGACACGCCACTTGAATTAAGAAAATCTTTGAAAGGTGGTGATAAAAATGTCAAAGAAAGCTAAGTATTTCCAAATGAAAAGAAAATCAGAAAGTAAAGGCGAAATATTTATTTATGGCGATATTGTAAGTGATAAATGGTTTGAAAATGATGTAACTGCTACAGATTTCAAAAATAAACTAGATGAACTAGGAGACATCAGTGAAATAGATGTTCATATAAATTCATCTGGAGGCAGTGTATTTGAAGGACATGCAATATACAATATGCTAAAAATGCATCCTGCAAAAATTAATATCTATGTCGATGCCTTAGCGGCATCAATTGCAAGTGTTATCGCTATGAGTGGTGACGCTATTTTTATGCACAAAAACAGTTTTTTAATGATTCACAACTCGTGGGTTATGACTGTAGGTAATGCAGAAGAATTAAGGAAGACAGCGGATTTACTTGAAAAAACAGATGCTGTTAGTAATTCAGCTTATTTAGATAAAGCAAAAGATTTAGATCAAGAACACTTAAAACAGATGTTAGATGCAGAAACTTGGCTTACTGCAGAAGAAGCCTTGTCTTTCGGCTTGATAGATGAAATTTTAGGAGCTAATGAAATAGCTGCTAGTATCTCTAAAGAGCAATATAAGCGTTTCGAGAACGTCCCAGAAGATTTAAAGAAAGATGTAGACAAAATCACTAAAATTGATGATGTAGATACATCTGAATTGGTTGAAACACCTAAAGAA